GCTAGAGTAATGCTTGTTCCGGCAGCCATGTGGAATTTCTTAAGATTAAGCGCAGTAGCTATCGTTAATGCGTTAGAAATCGAGTCAGTTGGATAATCTGCAACACCATTGACAAAAGCAGTAGTTCCTGTTGCTCCATCTATAGTATCTACCCATACAGCACCATTGGCATAACCTACAGTCCTGTTCACATAATCAACTACCAACTTATCCAAGAACAGTCTTTGGTTATCAGTAGATGTCGTATGGAATCGGATATAAACCATACCCGTACTGTCAATGTACTTGGTTTCACCTAATGCTATATCCAATGCAGCATTTTGTGTATTAGCTTGACCGTTTAACGTGGCAACTTGTCTCCATGATGTAGAGTTATTGTCATAGGCGTATATCGGGCAAGTATCGTTACCAGATTGCAAATAACCAGCGAATTGTATGGTTGTAGGTACTGCGTTTATCGGAAGGCTATAAGACAGAACTACGTCTATCTCATTGGTCGTATCATCTAATGTAAGTCCTGTACCTCCAGCAGCGGTCAAGTTTGCCGATGAACCGCTAGTAACCACACCAACAAAAGTAACCGACTTCAATGGGTCAGTTCCATCTGCGTTACAATCCGCAACAGTCGCGGCTACACCTGATCCTGAAGCTATCGCCAACCCTGCTATAGCTGTATCCAGATTTGCTATGTCGGTTGCTATGTCTGTGTCTGTAGGAGTGCCTATTAATGAAGCAATTACAGAGACAGTTCCGGTTATGTTTCCTGTGATATTAGCGTCAAACTCGTTACCGCTTGTTACAGAAGCATCGTATCCATTTCCTGAAGTCGCGCCACCTACCGCTAATATTCCTGAACCTGTAGCACCGCCTACACATCTTAGGCCAGCACTTGAACCTGCCCCTGAGAATTGCGCGCCTGCGTTATTACCACCTTGAGCCAGAGCATAAATACCGATACCACCAGAAACACCTGCGGCAGCGAATATGCCTTGTCCGGTAGTTCCACCGTTTGAACGGAATCCAGAGCCACTACCATTACCTGTAGTCAATACTCCATTACTGTTTCCAGCTAGTGCGGTCAATATCATTCCATGTCCTGATGAAGCACCGCCTACAGCAGCTATACCTGAACCAGTATTACCACCTGATGATGTTATACCTGCACCTGTTCCGTTTCCGGTAAGAGTCAAGGCAGAGGAATTTCCTGTACTTCTAGTAACTGTAATACCATCACTTACGGTCATTGTTCCTGTGACAGTCAATGCGCCTAGAGTCGTAGTTCCAGAGTTAGAGCCTGAGATTAACAAACCACCAGAAGCCGCAGCAGCAGCGTTAGGCAGAGCAGTTAAACCGAGCCTTACAGAGTCGTTAGGGTTGTAGGCTACTATGTCTATCTCGATTATCTTTTGAACAAGATTAGTAGCACCTGATATATGTATATAAAGCCTTCCTGCGGTAGATACAGCAGCGTTAGGGATACCCAATTGGTACACGCTTGCCATGTTGGTAGCGTCTTTAACTACGAACCCACTAGATGTAAACGTGCCTGAAGTAGCAGTAACCAGGGTAATAGCCGTAGCTGAAGAAGCACTTTCCAACTGATAATACGCCACAAGTCCGGCAGAGTTATATGCCAGTCCTGTAAGCCCTGCTCCGGTTGTAGACGAACTGTCGTACAACTTGAAGCTAATCATGTTAGAGGTAGAGCCAGCTACTACAGTAAATTTATCCATTTATATATTTTCCCACCAAAAATTACGAGTTAGCCATGATCCGCTTCCACCCGCAGCAGCCAATATAGCCACAGCACTAGCAGCCCACCTAGTATCAGTAGCCTGTGACCAACTTACCGTATCTCCAGTACCGCCTCTGTATTCATACGCCATTTGAAGGTTATAGGTAGAACTTCCCCACTGGTCTATTCCTGAATGGTCTGCTGTAAAGGTATATGAAGTACCCTCACCGCAAGCCATTACCCCTATCAAGTATTCCCCCGCTGTGTAATCAGATACGGTCACACTAGGATTAGCTAACGTACTGTCATCACCGGATGAGTTTATCGAAGCCGTACCACAAGGCGTAGTATCTGTGCCACTAAACGAAGCCCAACCTAAACCTATTGCACCAGAAGGAGCAGAAGCCCATGTTGCTTCAATATCTAATGCAGAGCCTGTAGGCGGGTTATTTAGATACCATATTGAGGTATGTAGTTGTTGCCCACCGTACCAACTCTGGTTAGAGTCTGAACTTGTAACTTTAGTCAGATTATTACTGGTGTTATACGTCACACCTGAAGGGCTTACGTTTGTAGAATTGTTCTGTGAACAAACTACTACTATTAAACTACTCGCTCCCGAAGTTATATTTGCCGATACTATAATTGACGTAGCTGAACCTGATGAGTCAACCCCATCCTGTCCAGTAGATACGTTTACGGCGGCTACAGCCATATTAGCTTAGTGGCTGTACTTTTGACGTAATATCAGCAACAGCAGAACTAGCACCAATCTGAGTTTTCAAGGTTGTGACCAATGTATACACAGCCTGCCCTTGTCCGGTTTGAAGTCCGAATTGAGATTCGATCATGGTGAAGTCTGAAGTTCCGTCAGTCATGTGCGACATAATATTAGCCACATCGTTGACCAATGAAACCACACCCTTTAGCTGGTTTGCTATACCTAGCAGTTGGTTAGCGTTGTTCTTGTTTTGGAATGTTACGAGTATTGCGTCTTTGGTTGCCATGTTTTCTCCTATTGAACTCCGATTACCCTACCATCCTGACCCCTTATTACTTTCTTGGGCTTGGATAAGGTAGAAACTAACTCTTTGTGTGTGTTTGCCTGGTTGTCCATCAATTTCTGCATATTTACGTTCATATTCTCGATCAATGTCTGAAGTGCTGAAGAAGGCTGAGTAGTACCATCTGGATTAACCTCTACTCCTTCTATCGGAGCGTTAAGACCCATTGAGGTATTGGTAAGCGTAGTCTTGGATTGCATCTCAGCTATTACTATCTTCGTGTTAGCATCAAGTTCTGCCTTCCACTTGTCGAACTCAAGATTAGCCAAGTCTATCTGCTGCTTGTATTCCATCTCGGCAGCTTTCATCTGGGCTTCTATTTCTGCCTTGGAAGCCTCCGATTGAGCCTTGATAGTCTCTATCTCCATAGCGTGTTGCTGCTTGGCTTGTTCGAGTTGAGCGTTAAATTGCATCTCAGCTTGTTTGATTTGCATATCAGCTTGAGCCTTGACTTGCTCTGGTGAAGGCTGTTGAGGCTGTTGTTGTGCATTCTCTGGGTCTGTCCAGAACTCTTCCACGTTCTTGAATCCCGCATTCTCTGTGAGTTTAGCAAGAGCGTTATAGATGTTCTTGGGAGTCGCCAACCCCAATGGTAGCCCTTGTTGCTGTGCCTGAAGGATTAACATTAGGTGTTGTAACATCTGGTCTTTGTTGCCAGTTCCCAAACCTACCGAGATGCTCATGTCAGTCCTAGTCTTCCATTGTCTAGGGTCAACATCTACAAACTTGTTCCTTATCCGCATGATGTCCGGCTTGGTGTAGTATTTCCTAACCAATCTATGAACCATCATGAACAAATCTTTGACTCCGGTTTCAGCAAATGTCCTAGCTACCATCTCCATCCGTTGTTGAGAGGCAGACATGATCTGGGTAATACCTGAAGCTGTCTTGTTAAGGGAATTAACGTCTAACCCTTGGTTGTAAGCCGTGATACCAGTCCTGCGTTCCTTCACGTTGTCTATATACTCGACCATCGTAAATGACATAGGCGGGAAAGGCGTATGGGACAAAGGCATAATCTCCATTCCTGGATTACCTTTTACCCTGACCACTCCACCAGGTCTTGATGTCAGCATATCCGACAAATTAACCTTATCGCTGATAGCATGCCTACCGTTGTTAGATAGGTACATATTGTCTAGTTGACCTCTGATAAGGGCGGTTTTAATCTCTTGGATGTCTATACACAAGTCAGCGTAGCTCATGCCTATATGTCTATGTGGCATGATGTGAGGCGTAATAGCGACTATAGGAACTATCTCTGCATCTTCACGGTAAAGGATATTGTTTGAACAGACCACGAATCGTTTACGCTTTCCGTCAAGCATTATGTAGTTGTCTGTTACTAACAGGTCTTTAGTGCCTAGTAGGTTTTGTGACTCATCGTACAAGTCCCTAGCGAGTTCCTCTTGGTTCTCATCGTAGGTGTCCCCAAGGTTATCCGGTACATCCCAACCTTGCTCTTCCATCTCTTCGATGGTCATACGGGAACGATGCTGTACGAAGTATGCTTTCTGAAGTGAAATATCCCTACAGTCTACGGATACCATTATGTCTTCAGGAGGTACGTTAGTGATACGGATACATTCCTTCTCGTTCTTTACCGCTATCTTAACGTCATGAATCATCGGCATGGGAGTGTTGGGGTCAGCCTGTCCCATCTGGATGGCTTGGGCTAACTGTTGAGCCGCTTGTTCGTCTGGTTGCTCGGAATGCTCCAAGACTTCTATGTTAGGATCGTTAAGTAACATAGTCAGTTGCATATCCGTCAAACCGTTGTAAGTCTCTTCCTCTACTTCTTCCTCGTTCTCGTACCAGACCTTGACATATCCATTCTTCGAGAGCATAGCGTCTTTGAACCAAGTGGCGAAGATTTGATACCCTGGATTCTTCTCCATTACCACATAATTTATATACTCGCTCTCTTGCTCTGCTGCCTCGATGTCCTCAATACCTCTTGGGTTAAATTTGACTACATCCGTACCAGACACGAATACTTTAAGGATTTGAGGTAGAGCTGATTCGATAGTCTCCAGTACATCCCTTGAAACTACTTGAGAACGGCCTTCCTGCTCGTTACCTAAAGGATCGCCATTGTAATACTTGATAGCTTTCTCACGCTGGTCTGCCAATTCAGCGTCATAGATACCATAAGACCTACCCTCTTCAATATCTATCATTCCTAGTATTTCTGCGTCTGTATATTTCATATTACTCCCATTAGGGTAGTTATTTCAAAAGTCCTGATTTGGTAGGTAACAGTCCTTGACCATTACGCTCTAGTATCTTTGGTAATTCATCACTAAATACAACGTAGTTATGTGTCCCTTGTCCACCAGCGCGAGAGCCTTGGTCTAGGTATTTAATGCCTGTTATGCCTTGTGCTTTCAGATAATCTTCAGCCATAC